CGTGGTTCCATATCAAAGCCATCGAAGCGTACGAAAATACACCACCCGGCAACCTCACTCTTATTTTGTGGCCACCGGAACATGGTAAAACTACTCTGGCCGAGGACTACTTCTGCTACAAATTGGCTACGAACCCCGAATTCAGGATCACGGTCGGATCTGAGGGCCAAGACATGGCTCGGAAAATTCTTGGGCGTATACGTTCCCGGATGGAACCTCAAGGCCCCTACCCCCGTTATGTCGCAAAATTTGGTCCGTTTGTTCCCCAGAACCAGTCTGGGCGTAAGACCGCACAGCCTTGGGGCGCTGACTACTTTAGCGTGTTTAAGAAGAACAGACATGATGAACGCGACTATTCGATGGTTTCTTTAGGGTGGCGGTCCAAGATTGCCGGTACCCGCACCGACCACCTGCACATCGATGATATCCAGTCAAGGGTGTCATTGAATCTGACCGAACAGATGTTCGAAATTTTTCGGCAGGACTGGTTGACCCGTCCCGGTGAACAAGGGCGGACCAGTATTAACGGTACCCGTGTCGGTGAGGACGATTTCTACGAACGAGTAATGGAACAGATCGATTCTGATCTTTTGAGAGTTATCAAATTCCCGGCGATTGTCACTAACGATAAGGGTGAACCGGAACCGTTATGGCCGGATTTCTTCTCAATGGAGTCATTAGATCGTATCCGTAGGAAGGTCGGGGAGGAAGCCTGGTCGCGTAACTACATGCAGGAACCCAGTTCGGCTGCTGCGGCGACCTTTACCGACGAGTCTATTCAGAAATGTCTAAATCCGTTGAGGTCAGTGAACCATGAACCGCCCAAAGATTGTTCTGTATATATCGGCGTTGATCCCGCTCTCGGCTCTAACAACTGTGTTATTGCTGCTACACCGCATGAAGGGAAACTTAAAGTCCTCTTTGTTCGGGAAGACGTAGGACTTACCCGCAACGAACAGATCCTCGGTATCGTAGAAGACGCTGTTCTTCAATGCGGCAGGAACGGCAGTAGCGTGTCAGATGTTATTATCGAAGCGATGGTATTCCAGAAGGGATTGTCACGCGACGAACGTCTTATCGAAATGACACAGCGATACGGATTCAGAGTCAGGGAACATCTCACCGGGATGAACAAATATGATGAAACTATCGGTGTCCCGTCGATGGCTTTGTCGTTCATGCGCGAAGAGATCGAAATCCCATATGCGGATGATCCTTCGACCCGCCATCAGGCCGATCAGTTGATTCGCCAGTTGAAAGCATGGCGTCCGATGAAGCGCGGAACGAAACTTCGCCAGGATCAAGTTATGGCTTTGTGGTTTATTTGGATCCTGTGGAGACAGCGTAAACAGTCGTTTGATTTAGACACTTCACAGTTCAACTTTAAGGGACTACCGTGGGGGTCCAATATGCCCACAAGTAAGGTGTTTTAATGTATACGTTCGAAGAGATCGTAGCAATCGTTAAGCAGAGACAACAGAACGGCTCGGCTTTGCTTCAGCGTATGCTCGATGTCAAAGAACGGTATAACGGTGAGTATGTCATTCCAATCCCGTCGATGGAAGAGGAACCTGTTCTCCCTCCGCTGACGCCTGCTCTCATTTCGGAAAATATCGACGCGGTGGCTCAACGGGCAGCATCGGTGATGCCGTTCATTGGTTGCCCTGCTGTTGATGCGTCAAAAGAACGGGGTGTCAGATCACGCGAATATGCTGATATTCGTCGCAAAGCATTAGCGGCCACTTGGTATCAGTCTAAGTACAAGGTAAAGATTCGACGCGCTTACCGGCATCTCGCCGGGTACGCCACCGCTTGTCTTGTCGTCAGCCCTGATTTCGATAAGGGTATTCCTCGTATCGATGTGCGCGACCCGCTCGGCGTGTACCCGGAGGCTAAAGCCTACGAGGATGTGGACCCTCCGGCCAATGTCGGGTTCATTCACGGCAAATCTGGCGAGTGGCTACGAAACCACTATCCGGCTGCCCGCCAGGAAAACGGTGGTCCGATCCCACCGGAAGACAGAAGTAGCCAGGAACTATGGGATGTGGTCGAATGGATCGACGCGGAACACATCGTTATCGGCATCATGGGACCACGCTATGAGCATTACAATCAGGTGTATGGGCACCATGCTGCGACGATAGAACTGTCGCGGGCACCCAATAAGGCGGGGATGCCGTGCGTTATCACACCGGGACGGATCACGTTGGATCGTATCGCATCTTCTATTTCGAATATTGTCGGCATTGTTGATCTCATGTCGAAGATGATGGCCTTGGAAATCATGGCGCAGGAAAAAGCAATCTTTCCTGATAGGTATATCATCGGCAGGTCGGGTCAGGTGCCGATGATTGTCGGCGGCGAGTGGAAAGACGGCAGAGAAGGTGCTGTGAACGTCCTGCTTGACGCTGAACAGATCGGAGAACTCCGTTCGACACCTGACCCGTCAACCAATATTGCTATTGATCGATTGGAGCGTAATGCTCGAATCTCAACAGGAACGGTCCCTCAGATCGGTGGAGAGTCATATGGCGCTCTTCGCACTGGTAGAGGCATTGATGCTCTCATGGGCGCGGCGCTTGATCCTCGCATTCAGGAACTACAGGAAATCATGGAGGCGCATCTTCCGTATTTGAACGAATGCCTCTTCTCTTCCTATAAGGGGTATTTCGGTGGGAAAAAGTTTTCGATGTTTACCGGGTATGCCGGTGATTTCGGACAGGTTGAGTTCACCCCGAATGAGCATTTTGAAATATCCGACAACGTGGTGTCTCATTCAATTCCCGGCGCTGACATACAGGGCACTACTATTCAGTTGGGGCAGTTGCTTTCGATGAAAGGAATTAGTCTCCGCACGTTCCGCACTAAGCATCCGTTTATTGAGGATGCCGAAATGGAAGGACGCCGGGTTGATGAAGAACAGTTGGAAGAAGCAGTCATGGCGGCGATCCAGCAACAAGCATTGTCCGGTCAGTTGCCGGTGGTGTATGTCTCTAAGATTGAAAAGTATCGTAAGAAGGGTCTTGATATTTTTGAGGCTATCGAAAAAGCCGACGCTGAGATTCGTGAAGAGCAAGCCGCTGTTGCCCCCGCCCCGGAGGAAGGTATGGCTATAGCACCGGAGCAGGCGATGGGACTCGCAGCAGGACCGGAGGGCATGGCACCGCAAGGTGCGCCTCCGACCAACGGGTTCTCACCGGGCGCAGCGGAACAGTTGGTTAGCGCGTTGAGGGCAGGCTGATGCCACGAGCGAGAAAGACTCAAACTCCGCAAACTCCTGGTTTGGAAGCCGGTGCCGCATACGGTGAAGTAAGCGACAATCTCATGGCTCAGAACGCCATACCGCTCCCTCAGAAGCCTCCGGTGGGTGGTGGGCCTCTCCCAGCCGTCGCAGCCGCCCCACAGGCTCCACAGGCCCCACAGGCGGCTCTCCCGGTAGATGCAGCGCGTCAGTTCACACCGAATATTACGCCTTTGCTTGCTCCGGGTAGTAATCGTCCGCGACCAGTACCTATGGTCGGCCCGACACCTAAACAGAAATCAGCGGAATTGTTGCAGAGTTGGGCGTCAGCAACCGGTGATCCGATTATTGCTGCTGCTGCCAGCCAATTAATGGCCGGATAATGGTCCTTACTCCTATCCGCAGGGAGCATACTGTACTCGGCACTGTTCCTATTTCAGCGTTCAATGACGAAATTTATGGTCGTAGAATGCAATTGCTGTTGGCGACAGGAGCGGGCAGGTTTCTTGAAGTAGATACTGATTCGATGGTTGCCGCTGCGATGGGGCCGCTGTCGGACGAGGACATGGTGGATCAGGTTCTCGGAGCCGTTGACCAGATCCAATATAACGAAATGAAAAAACGGTTCGATGCGATGCCTACCCAAATGCAGGGAGGCGAGTTCAACCTGTTAACACCCAAGGTTCAACAATTGCTGCGTGGTGCCGGGTATCAACTCCCCGAAGAGAAGGACCCTAAGGGGTTGCTGCATCGGATCTTCACTTGGGACATTCCGCTGCTACCTGAAGAACATTTCGGTACTGCCGTGAAGGTCGGTATGGCTCCTATCCGGGCTATGGGGTTTGTAGCAGGGCAGGTTGCTAGCAATGTGTGGGAACACGCTGTGATGAAACCCTCACGGTTGGCGACCCGTCTGGGTCGAACGATTGGTTACCGTGAACAGGCTGCTGTCGTGTCGGAATTCTCTGATCCCCCGTCGTGGGGAGAAGCATGGGAAGCCGCCCGTTTAGAAGACGGAGCCTACTATCGGGCTACCACTAATGCTGCTATTGATGTGGTCGGTCCTGAACAAACGAAACTATTGAAAATGTGGATTCGTGAAGGCCCGCAGGGACTCTACGACCATTTCGAAAAATTGTCTTTAGAGATGGGGCAAACCCAGGAACAGACTACCGCCATGTACCAAGGGTGGTATGAACGGCTTGCTAACCCTGACAATACGGAAGCATTGGAGATCCTTGAAAGCGGCAGGTTGTCTCTTCCCGATGCGTCGGTAAAGGCATGGAACTATCACATGCCGTGGGATGTGCGACCCGGCACAGCCCCAGCGACAGTGATCGGTGTCACCGGGGCGTTGGCGACAGAAATCCTGTTGGATCCGTTGACCTGGG